ATGGGGATACTCTCCGAACTGGATTCTTTACTGGAAAAAATCCCACTGTGGAAAAGGTTAAAAACAGTACCCGACGAAGTGGATCGTCTCAAACAGCAGGTCGCCGAGCTTGAGGCATACATCAAATCCAGCGGTGGGGAGAAATGCCCCAGATGCTCACAGATGAGCTATAGCCTTGACCGAACCGTAGATGACCCCGATTTCATTGGGTTGGGAGTTCAGAGAGACTATTACAAATGCTCCAGCTGTGGGTATGAAACCTTTAAACAGCGCTGAGATTGCAGAAATGACAAAGCCCAAGAGGGTTAGCCTTGGGCCTTTAATTTTTTCTTGCTGCTCAGTTCGCTTTAACGTCCCGAGCCTATCACAATTCAAGCAGTTTCTGGCTCACTTTGCAAGTAAAATCTGTCGCCATTTGTGCCAAATGCATCACACATTGGTGCGTACAGCATCGATTCTGCCAAACTTAGCCATGTATCAACTCTTCGTCTGCATGTCATAAAGCACCAGTCTGGATGCTTTTCATAGAGCTCTTCCGCTATGCGGCGTTTGCTCTTCCGTAACCGGTAATGCTCCACCAGCAGGTGGTATAGCTCTTTGTGACCACCCGTAATGAGGACTGCCCCCAGTACCTTATCAATCAGCAGTCCCTCATCGTCTGTGCAGAAAGCCAGGCCGCTTTTGTTTTTCCCCGCGAGTATTTCACGAAAAAACGCCTCAAGCTCTGGCTTCGAGATGCCAGACTTCTTCATCCGGCGTAATGCTTCGTTGATGGCTGTTTTAGTGACTTTCCCGGAAGCCAGTAACTGGTTAAACATATTTCCACCACTACCGCCGCCGATGTAGGACCACCGGCCCCACATGCGCAGCTTCCCTTGAATCCAGATGGCCTCCAGCGTTTTCAGCCTGACCATTTCACCAGCTTTTCCAACCTCGGACGGGTTAATCATTATGCGTTCTCCACTATGCCAGCACGCCAATTGCCAGCGAACGATCCAGAAATCGAAACAGCAGCTCCAGCTGTGAGCCGTGCTTCTCCTCAAATGCCACGGTGTCAGCGTGCAACTCGTCGTGATGCGCTCTGCAAAGCGGCAACACAAACAGGTCATGCGCTTTTGTTCCCATTCCGCCTTGTCCGTGGCCTATCAGGTGATGGGGATCATCTGCTTGTTTGTTACAGCAGACACACTGCTGAGACTTAACCCAGCGCGTCCAGCTCTCGTTTACCCAGCGGCGGCGCTTTGGTCGCAGCATGAATGATTCCGGCGTTTCAGGATCTACGCGAAGACCGAGAATCTTTTTCTGCACCATTTCGCTCGCCGCTGGCTCCGGCACAATATCGCTCTCCTTCATCACTGGTTGATGCTTTATTTCCGGCAATCGCAGGGCTTTCCGGGCCAGCGATTCAGGGATTACGTGCGCCAGATTGTTTATCACCAGCCACCAGCACAACTCCGGGATCGTCAGTTGATGGTCTTCGTTGAACCCCAGCTGTGAGCGGATGACCGTTATCAGCCAGGATACCAGGTTCTCACGCGCAATGCCTGCCAGCGTCTCTGTGTACTGATCACGCACCAGGTTATCGCAGGCCCAGCAAAGGCGGATGCTGCCAGGCTCATGCCGAAACAGCGTAAAATTTTCGCTGTGCCACGAACCGTGCGGGTACTGGCATTCAAAACGACGCTCCAGCTCGGCCTCCAGCGAGCTGATACCACCCGCGCGCAGAATGACGCCTTTGTTTTCGAAGACTGGCTTCAAAACCGGGTCTTCTGCCAGTGGCTGCGTGGCGGGAGGGATGGCGCCGGTTGCGTAGTCGCTGTATTTTTCCGGTGCAGGCTCAATCAGTACCCGCCCTCTCCTGAACATCGGCATGAGATCAGCACCTGGGCGAAGAAGAACAACGCCCATGCGTGGGGCAATCTCAGGGGTTAGTAGTGCTCTCATATCATCTCCACGTCAGGCAGCTGCACGAAAACGACGGATGGTGATTTCTACTTTCCCTTTCTTCACGATGTTCCCCCACTCCACCAGCATGCGCTTAACCTGACTGTCGTCTTCCCAGACGCCTGTTAGAGTCAGGGCATCGAACAGCGCTTTGTTGTAGTTATCGATATCCCGACGGCGCTGATCCGGCGGATACAACACTATGTGAACCTCGGCCAGATCTGAGGATGGCCGGGGAACGGCCCGCAGTTGCTCAATAATCGCCGCTCTCGCTGCCTGCTGGAACTTGCGCCCTGTCTCGCTTACCAGATGCCTGCCTTTCAGCGGTCCCTTGCTCGGGGCGCGCCAGTAACTATTTACGCTCGGTGGAAATGGTAAAGTCAGTTTCATTTAGCCCCCTTAAAGGATCGCTACAACGTCTTTTGCGACTTCCCGCGTACTGCTTTTGCAGGAGATCGAACGGCGCGCGTTGATGAATTGCAGGTTAAAACCATGCTCCCGGTACAGGTCGAGAACCTTCGGTGCAGATGAGTTAGAAATCACTACCCGAGCCCCACGGTGAAAGGCTGATACGCATTGCTTCGCCAGGTCTACCTGGTTCTCCCAGTTAAAACCACCAGCGGCGTAGGCGGTGAATCCGGTTGTTCCCGGCATCGGTTCGTAAGGCGGATCGCAGTAAACCACATCCCCTTTCCCGGCCAGGCTGATTGTCCGGCGGTAATCAGCCGTCATGAATACGCAGTTATGCGCCATAGCCGCGAAGGCTTTCATCTCATCCATCGGGTAATACGGAGCCTTGTAGCCTCCCCAGCCCACATTGAACTTGTTCGCCTGGTTGTAGCGCATCAGACCATTGAAGCAATGCCGGTTGAGATACAGGAATGCAGCTGCGCGTTCAGTAGCATCCAGCGTCTGAGAGTTGAACTCGGAACGGATCAGCTCATAGCCCTCTGGTGACCGCATGTGCTCGAACATCCAGCGGGCCTTCAATTCCACTTCATCCGGCACGACCGCTAACATCTGATACAGATTAATCAGGTCCGGGTTAACGTCCGCCAGCAGATAATCTGCGTGCTTATCGCTGTTCAGGAATACCGACCCACCACCAACGAATGGCTCTATCAGGCGTTTCCCTGCCGGGATATGCACGAACAGGTCAGCCAGCTGGGTATACTTTCCACCAGCCCATTTCAAAAATGGCTTACTCATGAGCGGAACCCCGCTGGCACTGTATAAACCACATTGGCGAAACTGGATTTGAAACTATCATCCTGCTTAACCCACTTGCCGCCAGTCCAGGCTGGGCGTCCGGCGGCCTCCCATTTTTTGGCCTTGTCGAAATACTCGACGCAGTTCTCGGGAGCAAACAGCGTTTTGGGCCGCAGGTAGTCGCTCATCTTCGGATCCTGAGCCCATTTCGCGTTCAGGTAGTCAACCACCAGCATCAGGTCTTCAGGGCTGTAATCTTCAGCCAGGCGTCCCCGGATATAACCCAGCGTCGTTTTGGTTCGTCCCCCCTTGCCATAGGTCGAGTTGGTTACCCGATTGAAATGATCCAGAACGAGATCTGCCGGATCGGTCTGGTCTGGTTGCAGCGCAACCGGACAAGAGTCTTTACCTGTAATCTCTGTAGTACTCTCTGTTGTATTCTCTGTAAGATCATCGTGCCAATTTGACCTGATGACAGCGGTTCGTTTTGACCCGGTGGAGCGTTTCACAATGACCTCTTCCATCGTGTCATTTTGACCTGATGGAACGGCGCATTTTGACTTCTTCGATTTGGTCACTTTGACCTCATCTAAAAGCTCGCTTTCGTAGTTGATCGTGTAGTAGTTCGTCATGTCGCGCTGGGACTTGTTCAGCTGCTCAACTTTAAGCACGCCCAGGCTCTTCAGCCGGGTGAAGGTGCGCTTCAGAGTGGATTCAGACCAGAACGGGAATTGCTCCAGCCATTGCTCTGTCGTGTTGTAGATCCAGCGTACGCCGTCACGCTCCAGCCCTGAGTTAGTCTCCTGCAGCCAGTAGTTAACCTGCTGCAGCGCAATGGCTTCATTCAGGCCAATGCTGTACGCAAGGTCAGGATTGATGACTATCGGCCTTGATGGCATTAACAGGCTCATAAGACCCCTCTATTTCCCTGAATTTACGTCTGAACTGCTCGAGGGGGCTGAAACACTCGTGCTCGTACCCTTCACGCAGGTATATAACGCGCTGTGTCTGGGGCTCCCAGCGTATGACCCTGACCGGGACACCGTAGTGATCTCTGAACCATCGGTTGAGCTCTCGCATACTTTCTCCGCCTGGCCGTTAAAGTCCCCTACCACCCACTGAGCAAACTGGTAGCAGACAGGCTCGAACCCGCCTGGTACTCTTACCCCATACACGAACTGCACCGGTCCTGCTCCACCAGGAACTGGCCGCGCTACAAGTTGCGACCTGCGGTATTGTGTTGATAAACTGTTCATGCGTTAGTAATCTCCACTGATAACGACACGCCACGACGCCAGGAGCTGCAACTCGCTGGCGTCACTTCTTTTTGCGTGAAAAAAGCGTGATGATTGCGGCAATCTCTTCTTCACGAGCTGCCAGGTGGCGGCGATGATGCACCATGATTTCTTCGGCCTCATGCCTTTCAATAACGCCGTCTTCAAGTGCCTGTTCGATAATCTGATCAACCTGCCCTCTGGCGGCAGAGGTACGCATTGCCCGGCTAAACAAGTCCACGCGATCCAGCTCTTCCAGGTGCGGAACATCCACCAGCAAAGCACCACGACGGCGGGCGAAGTAGTCTGCCAGTAGTGACGTGTTGGAAATGTCTTCCATCGCTTCCAGCTCCGATACTTCAAAAAATCGACAGCCGTTTTTCTCGTAGAGGTTGTTGTTGAACTGCGTCACGGTCATTCCCAGTGCGCCAGCCATTGCTTCGCGCCCACCTGGATATGCTTTGCACATCGCTTTGACGGCTTCTTTGAGGTTTGGCTCTACCATATTGAATTTCCTTTTGTAGTTACTTTCAAGCAGCTGAATCTGTAGCCTTTTGGTAAAGGCTGGCGTCGTACTTCAGCTTGCCTTTCGTAATTCGTTCGATGACGAATGCTTGTTTTTGAGGGATGACTTCACCCCATCGGCACACTGCCGGGTGGGAAATACCAAGAACACTTGCGGTTTTTGATACGCCTCCGAAGTGTTCGATAACTTCTGATTTACGCATGGTTCCTCCTGGTTAACTTACGCCTTAAAGGTAACAAAAGGTACATTAAATAGCAAACAACAGTTACAAGGAATCCATGTAACATTGGTTACATGAAAACAGAGATGAAAGACCGAATAAGATCCCGTCGAGTCCAGCTCGACATAACACAGCAGACCCTAGCTAAACGCTTGGGGGTAAGCCGTGTTTCCGTAACAAAATGGGAGAGCGGCACTACTAAACCTGATGGTGAGAATCTCCATCAGCTGGCGGTGGCGCTGCAGACAACTCCAGAATGGATTCTTTACGGTCGAGGTGAGGAAACGCCGGATGATACAAAAGTTATTCCGTTCCTTAAGCCACCCACGGCAGTTCCTATTATCTCCGCTGTTCAAGCTGGGATGTGGACTGATACTTATGCATGCTCAAGGCTTTCTGATGTGATTTCATGGACGCAAACCACTGCAAACGTTTCTAATGAAGCATTCGGACTGGTAGTTCGCGGGGAGTCTATGACTAACCCTCATGGTCTGCCATCCATCCCAGAAGGATCGATCGTTATTGTTGAACCGCACTATGGTCAATTGGATGACCTTTACGGAAAAATTGTAGTGGCAATACTCGACGGCTCTGCTGAAGCTACCGTTAAAAAGCTGGTATGGGATAGCCCTTTCGCATACTTGATGCCACTTAACCCTGCCTTTAAACCCATCCCGATAGATGGTAATTGCCGGATTGTTGGTAAAGTGGTTCAGATTACCCAAAACATTTAATTTACTCATTTCTAAAGCCAGATCTCCTTCTGGCTTTTTTTTCAATCCACAGGTAACAAAAAGTACATAGCTCTCTTGACCATATTGGTAACTAAAGGTACATTTAAATCACATCACGAGTACCGGTAGTTACATACTCTGGTGTGGTAGTGAGCATTACGGCATATGGCACATGTGCCGCAGCGGCCTGAGAGTCCCTTTATCCATGCCTCTCAGAGCAACCGGAATGTGCAAGCTAAGTGTTTAAGGCACGACGTGCGCCCAACCAGCGCGGCGAAAAGGTGTGACGCCCGGGAAGAGTCCGGGACACAACGATGAGGGCATTGACGAGCAAGGCACAGAGTCTGGTTCGATTCCAGACGCCAGGATAGTTCTATATCTGGTGATGGGCAGGGAAAAGGTCCGTTCGATTCGGACACCGGCAGTGCTCTCTTCGTTGTGGCGTGTACAAGCGTACTGCAGCGCCGGTCGACGCAATTTTTAATCCACCCGATAACGTTTTCTTGAGGGTAAACACATGTCTTCATGTTACGCAGTAGTTTTAAACGGTAATACCGAAATTAAATACTTCCCGTTCCACGACTCACGTAGCGCTGACGATGCTGAAGCTATGGCGGATGAGTGGCGCTACAAGGCGATCGACGCTATTGGAGCGGAAGAGTCTTCTCGCTTCCACTTGCGCGTAGTTCGCCCAAAGGTCGTTTTTCAGCTTCCATCCGGAGCCGTGGTGGAGTGTGACCTTGATGACGTAGACATCAACCCGCGAGCCTGCGCCGACCTGGATTACCACCTCTGCGCATTCGGGTTCAATCGTGGTCTTGACTATTGCGGTAACTGGGACTTAGACGGCGCTGAAATTATCGAATACATCGCATAACGGCTTATTTGGCGGCTATCCAGTCTTCCACCAGCCAAACAGGAGGAAGAGGATAATGTTCTGATGGGTAACCGCCCTTTTTACACAAGACACGAGAGCACTACCGAGTGACGGGCCCATAACCCAATCCGCTCGGGCTGATGCAGCAGCTGGTGTTCTCCTGTGTTGTGTGGAGATAACTAACTAATCCTTTGCAGAGGAAACAGAAATGAAATTATCAAAGTTACGTAACGCCATTGTCTATCGGGCTACTTTGCCCAGTATTGAAGCGGTTGAAGGGCACCTGCAGGAATTGCCCTACTCTGAACTTACAGAAACGGAGTTCGCACGTGCTTCCTTCGTCCCTAATCCGATTACCGGCGAGCTGGTTACGCCAATTACTGGCGGTTATGCAATCGTGATTCGCCGCGATGAGAAAATAATCCCCCAGCACGTCGTGATGAAAGAAGCAAATGAGCGTATCCAGCGCATTGAAAATGCATGTGGTCAGAAACTAAAGCGCGCTGACCGTAACAACATTATCCAGGATGCTAAGGTTCAGCTCTGCAAACAGGCATTCATCAAGTCGTCTCTGATCCTGGTCTTGTATAACACTGAAGAAAATCTTCTGATCATTAATTCCGCCAATAAAAATATTGCCAATTTAGTCGGGGCGATGCTGGTTAAAGTGATCGGCTCAGTCAAAACAGTCACGATCAACATCAGTGATATCAAAAACGGCCTGACAACGCGCCTTAAAAACCATCTGGACGGCGAAGAATCAGCCTTTGCCGGGTTTGAGGTCGGTGATTATGTCCAGCTATCCCGCCTGGCAGAACAGAAAGAAGTTATTCGCTACTCTGCAGAACACACTTCCGTTACCAGTGAAATTCTGGAGAGCCTGAACACAGGTTTTATCGTAGATAACATGGAATTAAGAGGCTGCGGCGTCTCTTTTCTGCTTACAGATAAGTTTCATTTCCGGCGGATCGATACCAAGGATAATGATTATTCTGATGATGACGACAAAGCCTACCGCTGGCGTCACCAGGCAGGTACGGACATGTTCCAGTTCTGTAAAGTAATTAACCAGCTTTGTGATCTGCTCGCCTACAAAGAGCCCGAAGAACAAAAACCAGCAGCCTGATTAGAACAGCAGCAATTACCCCATTCTCATGGGTTGGGTTGCTGCACCCTAAATTTACGCGTTGCAGCGCGTCAGATGGAGAACAAAAGATGGCTAAGACAGCAAAACAACTGATTAAACAGGCGTACGAAATAGCCAAAACTATGCCACCAGAACAGGCAGCAATCATCAGGGAACTGGCTACCGTCCTCGATGTGTCGAATGTAGCCCTGCGCCAGACACGCGCCGAACGTGACGCCCTTCTCGCAGAGGTCAAATCCTGGGCGAAGGAGTGTGATCGTATTACTGAGCGATATACCAAGAAGCGCATAAATCTGCATGTCCTCGAAGCAATGCGCGATTTGAAAGCAATTTCCCCCACCAGCTTCCGTAACGTGGAGGCTCTCTGATGGCTAAAGACTCAAAGGTTGTATACGGCGCCAGCGGCAAAACGAACGTTTTAACGTTCGAACCTGAAAGCCTGCACCTAGTTACCGACAAAACGCACCCGCTTTACGATGAGCGTATCCACCTGCCTATCAGCGAGGCAATGGTGCTGAACATCATGGACCAGGGCGTTCTTGAGCCGATTATCGTCTGGAAAGACCCGGAGACAGGGCTGTCTTGTGTGGTTGATGGTCGCCAGCGTGTGCGCCATACACTGGAAGCCAACAAGCGACTGTTGAAAGAGGGTAAAGAACCGTTACTGGTTCCAGCAGTCGCTAAACGTGGCTCCGCCGTTCGCATGGCGCAGGCTATGGTAAGTGCTAACGAAATCCGCCAGGCAGATACGCCACTGGGCCGAGCAAAGAAAATGGCTGATGCGCTGGAGCGCGGGCACGACGAGGACGATTTAGCGCTGATGTTTGGCGTGAGTGTCCAGACCGTACGCGCAACTCTGTCACTGCTGGATGCCACCCAGGCTGTTCGCGATGCAGTGGAGTCCGGAACGGTCACCGTTACCCTGGCGCGTCAGCTGGCATCGCTTAAACCTGAAGAGCAGCGGGAGAAGGTCTCTGAAATCGAAGCGGCAACTGCTGGCACAACCGGCCATGAAAAAGCCCGGCGTCAGCGTCAGATCCTCGGTGATGCAAAGCCTCGCCTGAAAACCCGCAAAGAAATTACTAAAGCCCTGGAATCTGCCGAGGGTGAGTATGCGAGCGCACTCCGTTGGGTGCTTGGGGAGGCGGTATGAATATTGATCCTGAGAATTACAGCAAATACACCCTACGTCGGTTCGACGCCTTGTTCGATGTGATCTGCTGGGTGCTGATTGCTGTAGTAACCGTTGGTATCTGCATGTTTATTGAATGGGTAACAGCATGAGTAAATCACTGAACGCACGTTGCATCCGCCGCTGGGAAGTGGAATTCAAACCTTTCTGTGATTCAAAAGTTAACCCCTACTGGCGCAAGCGTGATCTGCGCGGGTATATCCGTGAAGCGGCGCTTACCACCGCCTACAGCATGGTCGAGAGCATGGCTGAACGTAACGCCAAGGTTGACTATGACGGTGAGCCGAACGGATGGACGCCAGAATTTTCGGCATGGTATCGGGAACGCCATGAACAGTACCTGAAAGAAGCGCGGGACTACCTGGACGAAGACGCTACCAACGAAGAAATCGACGAAGAGATTGAGAACGAACTGGAGGCCTGGAATGACTAAGCAAACTGAAAAAATCGTGTTGATGGACAGTGATGAAGCGGCCAGCATCCAGACCTTAACTGGTTGGGTTTCGCGTGATGGTCGATTTTGGGGTGATGACGAGCATATGGCTCGCTGGAGTGGTGCGACGCACCGTAAGTGCAAAAACAAACCCGACGATCACACTATTCATAGCACTCATAGCTATTGCGAAGAATGCCATCGAGAAAGTCGTCAGGCCAAATTCGCTGCACTTGAGCGCGCCGTGTGGGCTGGCGAGCCTCTCGTTATCTTCGACGACGACACCTATTTTTTTGACGTGGAATCGCTGGTTGATTACTGCTGGGAAAACTCGGTGTTTCCGAGCGGGCTGCAATTACTTATCTGCGAGCCAAACTACCCTCCAGAATTCGACCTGGCACAGCATTGCGAAGAAATTATGCCGGAAGGTGATGATTATTACTGCTTGCCTCAGGCCATGCGTGATGCTGCCGAAGCACTGAATAAGGCCATCAAGGAAAGCTTGCCAGTATCGTGGTCCGGTAGTGACCGCGCGGCCATCGTGTCGGATGACATTCTCAACGAAGAGCAGAAGGCTGACATCACGGCGGAGCGTACAGCATGAAAGAACGCGGAATGATTTTTAACGCTGAGATGGTGAGAGCGCTGCTGAGCGGCCGGAAGACGCAAACCCGGCGGATTATGAAGGTACAGCCGAAATCCAACCAACTTGGCTTGCTTCTTATCACTGACTCAACCAAGCACAGTGACATTGGCAAATACCACTGGGCGGAATCTAACGCTACTGGTAACCACGTGCGTTCAAAGCTCTTCTCGTGCCCGTTTGGTGCTGTAGGCGATCGTATCTGGGTGCGTGAAACGTTCAATTCTTTTTGGGTCACGGATGAAGAAATAGAGGAAATTCAGGAGGACATTTCAAAAGCTGCAGACCTTTGCGACTACAAGGCCGATTATCCTGATAGCAGTCAGCCAGCGGAAGGCTGGACTCCATCTATCCACATGCCGCGCTGGGCCAGCCGCATTCTTCTGGAAATCATCGACGTGCGCGTGGAGCGGCTGAACGCTATCAGCGAAGAGGATGCGCGAGCAGAAGGCATTATTGACGGTGGCTGTCTTAATTGCGGGGAACCTGAGCCATGCGGATGCGCCAATCCAGAGCCTGACGCTACCGATGCTTTTGCCTACCTGTGGCAATCGATCTACGGGCAGGAAAACTGGAATGCTAATCCCTGGGTTTGGGTCATTTCGTTTAAGCGCGTTGAAGGCGGTGCAGCATGAAAAGGGGACGTTATACCAACGAAAAGCCGCGTATTGAGAAAAAAATTAATACCGCTGCTATGAATATTTTGATTTCCCTTATGCCACGCCAATACCGACGGGAAGCATGGTCCCGCGGTGAAGGGATGATTTATTCAAACTGCATGTGGTACCAGACCTGGGAAGTCGTCACCGTTGACTACTGGGGAGAAGCAGATAGCCGAGAAGCGTTTGATATTCTCCACGACCAGCTAATCACTGAAACCACTGATTGGGATGGCATTGGGTATGCGTATGACGCCGAAAACTCAACTGGGGAAGAAATTGATAAAGAACAGTTTTATTCACCGTGGAGGCTTAGCAACAAAGTTGGCCGGGCTGAAATTATTCAGCACTGCCGCCAGTTGGTGAAAGAAGGCGTGAAATGGGAGGATGCCGCATGAGCGCAGAAATCATCGATCAGGCCAACGAGCTGGCAGAGCGCCGGCTGGAAATGACCATCCAGAACATGCGCATCAACCATGCGGCAGTATCAGCTACTCACTGCCGCGACTGCGGGGAAGAGATACCCGAGCGGCGCCGGGAACTGGTGGCGGGCTGCCAGCGCTGCGCTGACTGTCAGGAAGAAGAGGAATTACGCGGTAAGCATCGGAGGTGATATGGCATCTGACAAACCGATAACAGCACAGCAGGCCGCCGATTTGCTCATCGTGTCTGCGCGGGTGATCTACCGCCTGATTGAGTCTGGGGAGCTCGCCGGCCGCAAGGTCGGCAATAAGTACAGAACGACCGAGGCTGCGTGTATTGCATATTTGAAAACCCCGCGCGATCCTGTAATCGCGAACGCGGGTGAACATAAAGGAGAAGTTTTATGTCAATCACCCTCAGGGGCGGCGTGTGGCACTGTCATTTCTTTACGCCGTCAGGAAAAAGAGTTAGGCGATCTCTTGGCACGGGGGACAAAAAGCAGGCTCAGGAGCTCCACGACAAGCTGAAGTCGGAAGCATGGCGGGTTGACCAGATTGGCGATCTGCCCGTCAGAACCTTCGAAGAATGCTGTATCCGGTGGTTGCGAGAAAAGGACCATAAACGATCGCTGGATGATGACAAAACCAAAATTGAGTTTTGGCTGCAGCATTTTTCCGGCCGTGATGTCTCGAAGATAACGGCGGAGGAAGTTCATGAAGCCGTTAACGGGATGATCAACCGTAAGCACCTGCAGTTGTGGGAGAGTAAGCGTGATGCCGCGCTGAGGAAGGGTAAGCCTGTTCCGGAGTACAAACCACGGCAGGTTTCGCAGGCGACGAAGGCGCAACACCTTTCCTTCATTCGATCCCTTCTCAGGGCCGCGGCGAATGACTGGGGCTGGATAAAAACAGCTCCTGTTATCAAAACCCGCAAGCCGATCAGTAAGCGGATACGGTGGCTGACCAGAGAAGAAGCTGAGCGGTTGATCGAGTGCATGCCGGAGAGCATTAAGCCAGTGGTGATATTTGCACTGGCAACCGGCCTGCGCCGCTCAAACATCATCGGGCTTGAGTGGCAGCAGGTCGATATGCAGAGAAAGGTTGCATGGGTAAATCCGGAGAACGCAAAAGCGGGCAAGGCGATTGGCGTAGCTCTGAATGATACCGCATGCAGGGTATTAAGGGATCAGATAGGGAAGCACTCACGCTGGGTGTTCGTTCACACCACGGCAAAACATCGCCCTGATGGAACGCTGACGCCCGCGGTTAGAAAAATGCGCGTGGATGACAATAACGCCTGGCGCGCCGGGTTGAAAAAAGCGGGGATCGAGGATTTCCGTTTTCACGACCTCCGGCACACCTGGGCGAGCTGGCTAATTCAGTCCGGAGTCCCGCTTTCTGTACTGCAGGAAATGGGAGGATGGGAGAGCATCGAGATGGTGCGTCGTTATGCTCACCTGGCGCCGAACCACCTGACCGAACACGCACGGAAAATTGACGCCATTTTTGGCGCTAGCGACACAAATACGACACAAGGAGGAAATCAGGCTGGTTTAAAACTGGCGTAAGTACTTGTTTCTTAATGGCACGCCCTACAGGATTCGAACCTGTGACCTACGGCTTAGAAGGCCGTTGCTCTATCCAGCTGAGCTAAGGGCGCACTGAAATGCGGATGCTTCATGGGGTGAAACCGCCTGGAATTATACGGTCAACGCTCAGTGAGTCAATGCATTTTGCCATGAAACTGCTGCGGCATAACTAACTTGCCTACATATGCGACAAAGGTTGCGCAAAGATCGCCCGACACCTGTTTTCAGCACTTATCCATCATCGACGACAATAACGCGTCCCAATTCCCCATAAATGCCCCCAATATCCCTTTAAACCGCAGTGTCTTTAGCCACAAGTTTTGTCAAAGAGGGATAAAAACTCAAACGAGGACTGACAGCGAGGCTGGCTTCTGACAAAATATCCGCATCCCCCTTTCGTTACGATACAGATGGAATCCTCTCTCTGATGGCAGCAAAAATTATTGACGGTAAAACGATTGCGCAGCAGGTACGCTCTGAGGTTGCGGAAAAAGTGAAGGCCCGCACTGCGGCCGGAAAACGCGCCCCAGGGCTAGCCGTCGTACTGGTCGGCAGCAACCCGGCGTCGCAGATTTATGTCGGCAGCAAGCGCAAAGCGTGTGAAGAGGTGGGATTTGTCTCCCGCTCATACGATCTCCCGGAAACCACCAGCGAAGCGGAATTACTGGAGCTTATTGATACGCTGAATGCCGATACCACTATCGACGGTATTCTGGTACAGCTGCCGCTGCCTGCCGGAATTGATAACGTGAAAGTGCTGGAGCGTATCGCCCCGGACAAAGATGTTGACGGTTTCCACCCTTACAACGTCGGCCGTCTGTGCCAGCGCGCCCCGCGACTGCGCCCGTGTACGCCGCGCGGAATCGTCACTCTGCTCGAGCGTTACAATATCGACACCTACGGCCTGAATGCCGTGGTTATCGGTGCATCGAACATCGTGGGCCGTCCGATGAGCATGGAGCTGCTGCTGGCGGGCTGCACCACTACCGTAACCCACCGCTTTACGCGGAATCTGCGTCAGCATGTCGAAAATGCCGACCTGCTGATTGTTGCGGTCGGTAAACCGGGCTTTATCCCGGGCGAGTGGATCAAAGAAGGTGCCATCGTTGTGGATGTCGGTATTAACCGTCTGGAAAGCGGCAAAGTGGTCGGAGACGTGGTCTTCGAAGATGCCGCGGAACGCGCGTCATACATTACGCCAGTCCCGGGCGGCGTTGGCCCGATGACCGTTGCTACACTGATTCAAAACACGCTACAGGCGTGCGAAGAATATCACGACATTCAGGAGGCCTGA